TGATCGATCATTATCAACAGAGTCAATGGCTGATTTAATATTTGAAAATATTGGTGGTCAAGAGTTAATCAATATATCAAGAAATGATACTATAAATGGTCAAGAAATATCTTATCAACCAATTAAGAATGTTAAATTATTACAACAATCATACAACCCAAACAATATCCTTGGAATACAAAAAACTTCAGATAAATATTTTGCTGGTTTTCCAATTTTATTTAATCAAAAATTTCCAAACGAGGGCACTGGGTTAAATGGACAAAACATTTATGTAGATGAACTAGGTAATTTAGTTATAGAGGCTATTGGTTTAAACAATGATGAGCAGATAGAGGTTCAACTTAGCACAAGTGGTACAATATATATAGTTCAACTTGATGGGAATGAATCGTGATAACCGAAGATGGAAAGAGTATTATTGGTAAGTACCTGCTTGGTCAGGCTCCTGCTTATGCCTCATATCTTGCTGTTGGCTGTGGTCCAACCCCATTAGAAACTGGCGACATTGAAGGAGATTTTTCTCAAAAAAAGAATTTAGATTTTGAAATGTTTAGGGTTCCAATTTCATCTAGAGGGTTTGTAAATGAAAACGGTACTAATAAAATTGTGCTTACCGCAGAACTACCAACAGAAGAAAGATATGAAATATCTGAAGTAGGATTATATTCAGCAGGATCTAACCCATCTGCTGGAGTTTATGATAGCAAAACTATTTTTGCATTTACATCAACTGAAAATTGGCAATATAGTACAGCCGTTTCTACGACAGCAATTGACTCGTATTCTTCTCCACTTGATGATCCAGAAGATGATAATATTATTGCAGTTGTAGATCCAGTATTTCAAACAAATGCAGACAACTCTATATTTTTTAAAACATCTCGTGCTTCAAGATATGAGCGTTGTAGGTTTTTAAATAATATTATTTGTATTCAAGGTGATACATCAGACCTAACCATAAGCGAAGAAAGCGGACCAACATTAGATCACTTTATAATTGAAAATGGTTCTAGTCATGTAAGATTAACTGGTGCAAGTATAGATTTATCTAGAAACTCACCAAGAGATCAATTACGATTAGCATTTTCTTTAATAAATAAAAATGGTAATTCAGGATTAATTCCAGATACTGTGAGAGTTCTTGTTGAGTTTTCATCTACTGATGGTAGCGAATATGCTCGTTTTGAAGCAGAAATAAATCATGGAACATCTGGAAATCCAGAAATTGTTCAAGATTTTGATACAAATAGATATTTTGTAGTTTCAAAAGAACTACAAGATTTATATTCAACGTCAAATTTTAGTTGGGATGCAGTTACTATTGTTAAAATTTATGCTTGTGTTATAGAATCAGACGCCCCCTCTGAAGATTATTATGTTGCTTTAGACGCCCTTAGACTAGAAAATGTTGAAACAGTTAATCCATTATACGGTTTAACTGGATACTCAGTTGTTAAAAATAATACAGCAGAAACAATTATAAAGTCTCCTAATACTAGTAATTATGTTGAGTTTAGATTTTCTATAGGTGTTTCGTAATGGCTGACGCTGGAATTAAAAAATTAATTATTCCTAAAAATCAATTACCACCAGTTGGGGATAATAATGAATATCTTTTAAGATATAGGATTATCTCTGATGATAAAAATAGATCTTCTCATTACTCTCCAATTTTTTCAGTACCAGCCCTAGAAATACAAGAAGTTGATGGTAACTTATTTGTTAATGGTACAAGTTCTACTGCAATTTGGGGAGATGAAAATAATAGACCAAGATATGATATTTTTGTAAAATTTGATGGAGGTTCATACTCTTATCATGGCACATCACCAATACATACATATGGATTTCTTAACACTGGAACAACAAATGTTCAGGTTGCCGTACAGGTTGAGGGAATTAATAAACAAAGAAACGTTGATTTGACCATATTTGAGTCAAGCGTAGTTTCTTTGGTATAATTAAATAGGAGGAATATATGGCAAGAATACCTTTACCAGAACGTGGTCAACCACTAGATGTTACTTATATCTATGATTTGGCTCAAACAATTAATGATTTATCTACAGAAGTGTCTTCTGCAGCGTATAATTTTACCAGTATAGACAATGGTCCATCTGTTAAAGAAACAACTAAAACTTCTAACGCTAGAATAGTTGGCGGGTATGTAGAGGTTTTAACTAACAGCACAGTTAGCGCTGGTAATGAAAGAGGATTCAGTTATTCTTTCCAAAACGACTTTAAGTTTCCACCTATCGTTACAGCCACAGCAAGAAACATAGGAAATACTGAGGCTGGTCAAAACGTAACAGTTGTATTACAAACAGTGACAACATCAAAGGTAGATGGGTTTGTAAGGTTTGGCGCATCTGGTAATTTATCTTTGGCTGTTAATTTAATTGCCGTTGGCATACCAAACTAAAAGATAATTAAATAATGATTTTTTGTAATAAATGTAATGGTCGTTTGTTTATTGATAGACAATATACAAGCATACAGCATATGGAAACATATTGTATTCGGTGTGGATCAAGAAGATTTTATCATCCACCAACTGAAAGCGGAGAGGGCAGATGGTTACTGGCAAAGGAATTATCGAGAGCCAAACTTACAATAACGAGTCTGTAATAAAAGGAAGTAAAAAAATTTGGTTTCTTAATGGAGATCTTGTAAGGCTTTACCATAGTTCTAGATCTACTGGACTAGTTTCTGTATACAATATTAACAAAGATAGGATTGAGACTTGTTTAAGAACTGATTTTAGAAAAAATAGAGAAAAAGCATATACGGTTGCAGAGACTGCTAGATTAATTAATCGTCATAGAAAATATATGCCAACGTTAATTAAAAAGGGAGTTATTCCACCTCCAGTAGGATCTACTATTAATGGAAAAACTGGATGGCAAATAAGGTCATATTATTCAGAAAGCGCAGTCAAGGTAATTCGTGATATACTGGCATCTATACATATGGGGCAACCAAGAAAAGATGGGCTAATAACAAACAATATGACGCCTACAAACCAAGAGTTGACAAGACGAATGGGAAAAGGTATACTTACATATACAAAGACAGATGACGGAAGGTATATTCCGATCTGGTCAGAAAACATTTAAAATAGGGAAAAGGTGGGGTATGGAAAACGATAATACAAAAATATCAGTAACTCTAGGATATACGCTTAATCTGGGTAACTTCCAGTCTTTAAGAATTGATTTAGGCGTTGTTGATTCTAAGCGTGATGGTGAAAACTCAGATCAGGCTTTTGATAGAGTCTACAAGTTTGTTGAAGACAAACTAACTGAAAAAATTCAAGAGGCACAATTAGAGGCTGATAACAAAGACTAATGGCTGAACGCAAAGACCGCATGGCTTTGCTTAGTAGGTATAGCAAGTTACATACAGCAAAGTATGAGCAAAAGCCATCTTTAAACTTAAATGTAGAACAATGGTCTGCTGATGCTTTAATAGAATCATACGGTATTTCTAGTTGCTATGATTTACTTGAATATTATTTTAGTATTGCACAAGAGCCAAACTGGAATTATTTTGCATACAATGCAGAAAAAATTATTAATGGTAAACTAGATTTTGAAAAAGATAAATTAGAACGAATAGAGCGAAGAAAATTAGCAAGAAGGTGGCTTAGTGAATAATACAGAAGCAAGAGTTATATCAGCACTATTACAAGATAAACAAATGCATGTACTTCTACAGGCTAATGTTGAAAACCTTCTTAGAACCCACAATGATGTTTGGAATTTTATACGATTATATTTTGACAATAATGGCACAATTCCACCAACCTCTTTAGTTGTAGAAAAATTTAGAGATTTTCAACCAGTAGAAAATGTAGGTGCAACTAAGCACCACTTAGAGGAATTACAAACTGAGTATTTAAACGACAGCCTAAAAGATATTTTAAGATCTGCAGCAGGAGAGGTACAAGTAGGCAATGGCACAGAAGCACTTAATGGGCTTATTACAAAAACCTCTGAACTAAAAAAGAATACATCTGCTATACGTGATATTGATGCAACAGACTTAGAGTCTGCCGTTGCATACTTTGAAAAAATTAAAGAACAAAAAGAAACTGGTCAGGTTGGAATTAAAACAGGTTTGCCAGGATTTGATAACTACTTACCTTCTGGAATTATGCCAGGACAATTAGGTGTATTCTTGGCTTATCCAGGAATTGGTAAATCATGGTTAGCACTTTATTTTGCAGTGCAAGCATGGAAACAAGGAAAATCTCCTTTAGTTATTTCTTTAGAAATGTCTGAAACAGAAGTTCGTAATCGTGTGTTTGCCATTATGGGGGAAGGTTTATGGTCTCATCGTAAACTTAGCAATGGTGAAGTTGAGATTGATATGTTAAAAAATTGGCATAAAAATAAAGTAGAGGGTAGACCAGAGTTTCATATTATTTCTAATGATAATGGTGGAGAAGTAAATCCATCTGTTATTCGTGGAAAGATTGATCAATATAAACCAGACTTTGTTATTGTGGATTATCTACAACTTATGAGTCCAAATCAAAAGTCAGATAATGAAACGGTACGAATGAAAAACCTTTCACGAGAACTTAAACTTATGGCTATTAGCGAAGAAGTTCCAATCATTGCTATTTCATCTGCTACTCCAGATGATGTTAAAGATTTAAGTAGTGCGCCAACACTTGGTCAAACTGCATGGTCTAGACAGATTGCTTATGATGCTGACTGGGTTATGGCATTAGGTCGTGCTACAAATAGTGATATTATTGAATGTGTATTTAGAAAAAATCGTAACGGATTTATGGGAGACTTTTTAGTACAAGTAGATTTTGATAAAGGTTATTACAGATATAAGGATTATGAAGATGGTAAATAATATTTATAGTAAAGAACAAATACAGAGAGTACTTAATGGTGCTGGTATTGATATTGAGGCAGAGTTTGGCAATGACTTTATAATCTATTGCCCATATCATAATAATACTAGAACTCCTGCTGCCGAAGTTGCAAAAGATAGTGGTTTGTTTTTTTGTTTTGGATGCCAAACAACAAAAAATCTTGAAGAGTTTGTAATGTTTATAACTGGTAGAACTTATTTTGAGGCAGCAAGATATATAAAAAGTAAACAAACAGAAACTAATATTGAAAGCGTAATTAATAAAACAATGTATGCTCCACCAGACTTTGTTCAATACGATGAAATATTAATTAAACGATTAAATAATCAAGCACTTGAATCGCCAAGAGCAATGAGATACTATGCTGGTAGATCTATAACAGAAGAATCAGTTAAAAAGTTTGGACTTGGTTATTCAGAAAAACAAGATATGGTAACTATCCCTGTTCATTCTCCAGATGGACTAACTCTTGGTTTTGTTGGTAGATCTGTAGAGGGTAAAGAGTTTAAAAATACTCCAGGTCTTCCAAAAGGTAAAGTATTGTTTAATTTACATAGAATTAAAACTTCTAGTCTTGTATATGTAGTTGAGTCATCTTTTGATGCTATAAGATTAGACCAAGTAGGATTCCCAGCAGTAGCAACTCTGGGGGCTAACGTATCTGCATCACAGATTAAACTGTTAGCAAAATACTTCAACAATGTTGTTCTTGTTGCAGACAACGATGAGGCTGGCTTAATAATGAAAGATAAGTTAATTGAAAAACTTGGTTCATTAGTCACCGTAGTCAACATAGATAAAAAATATAAAGATATAGGCGATATGGATGATGAGGCAATTCGAAGCATAGAGTTTCAATTTGACAAATCTATATCCTCTATGTTAAACTAATATAACAAACGAAGGAGAATATATGAGCGTAGTAAAGGGACTCAAAAATATAAATGCCCTGCTCGACAAACCAAAATATGATGAAAACTCACCAAAGGTAAGATGGCTTAAACTTGCCGATGGTCAATCAGTAAAAATCCGTTTTATTGAGGAACTAGATGAAGACTCTGCAAACTATAGTGCAGAACGTGGTCTTGCTTTAGTTGTCAAAGAACATACAAATCCAAAAGACTACAAGCGCAAGGCTGTAGATACAATGGAATCAGAAGGTCGTGACTGGGCAGAAGAGATGCACCGTA